TTTGACAATCAAACTAAAACAATTGGCGGCAATTTTACAGCCGATAGCAATTCCAACGATATGGCCTATGTTTCGCGATACGACGTCTCGAACAACACATTCGCACCCCTACAAGACCCGCAAATTACTCCGTATGGTGTAAATGGTAACGTTTATGCGGTAGAAGTTGATGCGGTAAATAACTGTATTTATATCGGTGGGACATTTTCAATCGCGGGCGAAATACAGGCCACCAATGTGGCGCGATATGATTTAACGAATAAAAAATGGGAATCCTTGTCGGGTGTTGCTACAATAAGCGGATCATATATTTACCAAAGTGTGGGTGAAGGAGCTGGAGGTCTCTCGAATAGTGTATATGCCTTATATTGGGACTCTGTAAATAGTCGCTTATTTGTAGGAGGCGCCTTTACGAATGTTCAGGGCGCACAAGTTACTGCCACTAATGTAGCTTATTGGACACCAGGTTCAAGCAATTCTGCAAGTGGTTCATGGGCTCCGTTAAACGGAGTCGGTGGCGAAGGGGTTTTTGGTAGTATTAGCGAAGTATATGTGATTACCGGAGACGGTACAAATATTTATGTTGGCGGGCAATTTCAAAACGCGTATATAGGAGGTATTTCAACAAATGTATATAATATTGCATATTGGAACCCCTCGGGGCCAACGTGGAATGTTTTAGGGGGAATTGGCGGCGTTGGAACAAGTGGAGCTGTTTATGCGCTTAATTGGGTGGCATCTGGATTACCAACTATAACCTCAGGACTATTTGTAGGCGGCGATTTTATATATGTAGAAATTGGTGGTGGTCCTGTAATAGCAAATCATATTGCATTGTGGTCACCATCTGGAACTGGTTTGTGGTATGAGATATATCAAGGTGTTGGGTCCGGGCAAGTACCTGGCATGACATCTTCTTCCGTGCGGACATTAGCATGGGACTCTGTTAATAATCGACTATTTATAGGCGGTTCATTTTTACAGGTAAATTGGTATGATGGCTCAACCGCTCAAACATATGATTATCCATATATGGTTGTCTGGATACCATCGAGTATTAGTTATCCTACTGCAGATGGCACATGGTCGAACTCCGTTACATCTATGGACCAACCTGTATTTTCATTAAATTATGGTAGTGATGGTGCTGTTTATGCTGGAGGTCAATTCACAAACGCTGGGGGGCAAACAGTAAATTATGTTGCTCGATGGGACACCGTAGCCACAGTATGGACCCCTTTACCTGATTTACCGTCTATAGGACCGGGAAGAGGACTAAATGCGGCTGTTTATTCTGTGAAATATCACTCTACCGGGGATATTGTTATAACGGGTGGTGCTTTTACAAGGGCATACGAGGCAAAAAGCAACATAATCGTCAATTATGTCGCGTATTACGGAAATGCGGGTTATACTTGGTATCCCTTAGCTGAAACTGTATTACCATATGGTGTAAAGAATGCAAGCGCCCCATCTGGAAACATATATGCTATAGCAGTAGATGCATCGAGTAATTTAATGTATGTGGGCGGAGACTTCATAAATGCTGGCGGTGTTTATACCAGCAATATAGCCATGTATAATTACAGTACAAATGTATGGTATCCATTTATAGACAACAATACAAAAATAAACGGCACGAGTGCCCCAGTTAGAGCATTGTTATGGGACAGTCCTATTTTATATGTGGGTGGCGAATTTATTACTGCCGGCGGAACAACCGTAAACCATATCGCAAAATTGGATCCGAGTGCAAATGTTTGGTCTCCGTTAACAGATGGTTCTGGCAATGGAACGGATGGACCCGTGTATTGTATTTCAAATTATATTTCAGATTTTTATATAGGCGGTTCATTCGCTAATGCTGGAGGTCAGAGTGCAAATAATGTAGCCTGGTGGAATGGAAGTAATTGGAATCCATTACTCGGAACTACATATCTCGGTAATGGAACCAATGGTCCGGTATATGCAATACTTGCATATTATGGATTATTAAACACTGGTATTGTAATTGGTGGATTGTTCACAGATGCAGGTGGTCAGGGAGTTACCAATCTTGCTATATGGTCTAATTATAGTGGTTCGGATGACTTTTCTCCGTGCTCTGACTCCTTTGGAAATCAAGGAACAAATGCAACCGTATACGCATTATCAAAGGGTAATACTACAAATTTAATATATGTAGGGGGCGCTTTTACAACAGCAGGCGCATTGTCACCTGCTAATTACATAGCAAGTTGGACGTGGTTGGGTTTTCCAGTTTTTTACGGAACTTGGGCGGTCGTTGGCAATAATACAATCGGTGGGGTCGGAGCACAGGGTGTACGAACTTTGACTTATGATGCAACTAACACCAAATTATATATTGGAGGTATTTTTAATCAGGTTGGAATCCTTAGTTATTACGGAACATATAGTGTCTTACAAGACGTAAATTTTATAACAGTATTTAATGATGGTGGCGGACCCAATGAATATGATACGTTGCCTACTTCCAGCGCATCTGCGTTGCTCGGAACCGCAGCAAACGGTGTCGGCAACAATGTTTATGCTACCTACTATTCTTCTGCCGACAATTATTTATTTGTCGGTGGTGATTTTCAGTTACTATTTAATTTATCGCCCTCCAATTATAAAAACTCGCACAATGTAGCAATTATCGACAGAACCGCGAGTCAATGGATCACTACACCATCTCCCGTTCCAAAACTCAATGGACAGGTCCGCACAATTAAGCAATTGAATGCAACCAATATATATGTTGGCGGCGATTTTACTGGGTTGTCGGGCGGTAACCAGGACTTTAATTATATTGCACGGTGGAACATTACAAATAGCCTATGGTATTCATTTGTAACTAATTCTGTTATAGGTATGAATGGCGCGGTTTATGATATCAAGGTGAATGATACTACCAGTTTGTTCATCGGAGGAGCATTTACATCTGCCGGCGCCACCACATTAAATCGCATAGGTTTATATGATGTTTCTTCAAATTCTTGGACTCAATTCATTTCGCTCGGCGGATCTGATGTAGGCGTAAATGGAACAGTCCGAAATATATATTATCGCGGTGCGGGCTTGGACGCGTATATATGTGGCGAGTTTACAGCTACTACCGGCTCATCATTAAGCGTAAATCGTGTAGCAGAAATCAATACTTCGAATCAGACCTTCCAAATCAAAAATGTTTCCGGTACACACACTGGGTTAAACGATATTACAAATGCGATTTTATATTCCGGTTCAAAGGTATATTTTGGCGGGCAATTTACAAACACGGCTCCTACATCAGATAAGCCTATGTCGAGAATCGCGTCTTATAATCTAAGCTCGTCCGTACCGGTTATTTTAACAACGACGACCGCTGGTTTCTTAGATACAGATGATTCTACAACGTACTCACAGATAATTTTACCAGTGCAATATAAAGCAGTGACCGTAATTTATAACGCGTCTATTAATAAATGGTTAGAAACCTATAGGTCCTCGGGTGTTACCCATTAATTAGTTAAGCAAATTTTCGGATGTTAATTATGCACGACTTGTAAATCGGCATCCTTTAGTCGGAATAATTTAGTGCGTTAAATATTTTAAATTCATAAGTATTTAAAGATTTTAGTTTAGAAACTGTATAATGTCTACATTTTCTCATAAACAACAGGTACCGACACCAACTACCGGCAATGTGTTAACTATTAAAACGGTTCAAATTGCACCCTTTAGAACGCTAATGACCGCGCTCAAAGATATTCTTTTAGAAACAAATATTACTTTTGAGCCGGATGGCATCCGTATTATCAATATGGACAAGTCTCACACCATTTTGGCTCATCTGTATTTGGCTGCACAGAATTTTGAGTTTTATGAATGCAAGAAGGAGAAAATTATTATCGGTGTAAACATGTTCCATTTATTTAAGTTGATTAATTCAATTGACAATGACGATACGCTGACAATTTACATTGAGAACTCCGACTATGTTGACGGAATTGTTTCCCATTTGGCGCTGAAGTTTGAGAACGGAGAGATTAAGCAATGTAAGACACAGAAGCTCCGCCTAATTGAGCCTGAGCCCGATGAGCTGCAATATCCCGATGTGACCTTCTCATCCATCATCAATTTGCCATCTGCCGACTTCCAGAAGATTATTCGCGATTTGTCCTGTATTTCCGATAAGCTGGAAATCAAGTCTGTCGGCAATGAATTAATTTTTAAGTGCTCTGGGCAGTTTGCATCTGCCGAAATCCATCGCGCAGAATCGGATGGCAGCATGGGATTCATTCTTAAGCAGGATTCATCAAAGATCATTCAGGGCGAATTCTCACTCAAGAACCTTGGGTACTTTATTAAGTGCACCAACTTGTGCCAGCAAATTGAAGTGTACTTGGAAAACGATTTGCCGCTTGTTGTGAAGTATAATGTAGCGAGTCTTGGGGAGATAAAGCTCTGTCTAGCACCATTGCCCTCATCGTAAAATAGTATTGTGTGACGCATTATCGTAACAAATAAATACATACAGTCGGCAAGAAGCATTTTTCAGTAACAAATATTATAATATAAATTTGATTTAATAATTATAATATTTTATTAAACTTATATAAAGAGTTTAGCGTATATAAGTTATGCCTGCTAAATATACATATAAACAAGTTCAAGATACATTTACACAAAATAAATGTATCTTAATAAGTGAAATTTACGGGAATCAACTTAGCAAATTAGATTATGTAGCTTCTTGCGGGCATGCTAATTGTGTCATTTTTAAGGAATTTAGAAATGGAGTTGGGCTAAAATGTAGAAATTGCGCTTTAGAAATACCAACATACGAAGATGTTGTTAAAAAATTTGTTGACAAAAATTGTATGGTAACAATGCCCCAAGAAGAGTTTATTCAAAATTACAAGAATAATAATTGTAAAATAAAATATAACGCTTCTTGTGGTCACGAAAATATTGTAAGTTATAAAAACTTTACTACATTAAACCAAGGATTACATTGTCCAAAATGCGTTAATAAAAATGTCAGTTGTAAATTAAAAGAATTGTATTCAAATGACAATAAATTGTCTTCGCTGCAACAAGAATTAAAGTGTATTAATTATGTTAAAGAGTTAATAGGAGACCATTTTACAACAATTAAATCATTTGATGGTTGCAAGGCGGATATTGCTATTAAAAGATTTGCAGAAATTGAAGATTTGTGGTTGGGGATTCAAGTAAAAACTACTAATAAAAAAACAGAAAGAGGTCAATATTATTTTAGATTAAATAATGGAGAATATGATAATTGTTTAGTATTATGTATTTGTGATGAAGACAAGAATATGTGGCTAATTCCATATGAAGAAGTTAAGGGTTTGAAAACGATCGGGGTCGCCAAAAAATCAAAGTATAATAAATACGAGGTAAACAAGGAGAACTTGATTGAGAAATTAACAAATTATTACACATCAATCAATAAGTTCGAGTTTACAATATTGGATACACCAACAAGTAAAACTCAAAAACAAGAACAAGAATATCGCAATATAAGAGAAACAAAAATAAATTTTATTAAATTTAAGAATAATGATATGGAAGGGTTAGTATATGATTTTACTATTGGTTCTAAAAAGGTTCAAGAAAAGGTGGGCACAATAACTCATAATAACGATAACTCATATTCTTTTACCTTGACTAAATATGACTGTAGAGTAGATGGAAAATGTAAAAATAAATGTTATGAAGAGGGTGACAATGACCTATATTGGTTAAATTGCAAAAATGGGAAATTCTATGTAATTCCAGAAGAGGCGCTATTAGCAAATGATCATATAGGAAAGAATTGCAAAAGGGAGAAATTATATGTGTCTGCAACAAATGAAAACACTGAATGGTGTAATGAATATTTATTTGATTACAATAATGTAGACAAGGAACGATTATTGAAAATTGTTAATTAAATTTAAAAAATATATAAATTTTTGCCTACAAGTTCACGTATTTTATTTGCTTCATTATTTAGCAAATAAAATATTTTGAAATCATTTAGCGGGTTCATGCGTTCCGTTTATTATAAGAATCTACCGCGAGTTTTGATACCGAGCAAAGATAACGCTCCGCATTTGTAAGGTCATCCTGTGATGGCTTGACAGATGATGTTATATTACCGGTTCCAAGATATCCGGACGAGCTTGCTACTAAATCAAGATGACGGTTCTCTCTATCAACCCCGACAACATTTGGCTTCAGAGTTGAAGCTGTCTCGCTAAAAGCTCTTGAGGAGCAGGCCTTTGCAGCTGCAATTGTGCATTTTCTCATAATATATAGGTAGCTTTTATCCTTTACGTCCTTTTATATAATTATGTGTAATCGGCAAAATGTATATTATCGTATATATTGCCGTTTGCTATACTTTTTTAAAAGTATATATATATTATAGATGTCAAGTTATTATCCCAATTATAGCCAATATTTAGGCGCTCAACGTTGTTGTGATTCAAGAGGACCCGGACCCGTCGGACCGCAAGGACCTACTGGGCCGGCGTCTATAGGCCAACGAGGTGTCACTGGAGCTGTCGGCGCTACTGGTCCTACTGGACGAGGCTGCGCGGGTCCTACTGGTCCTGCCGGGGGTCCTACTGGTCCAACTGGATCAAAATCATTCATCATAAATCATCCTACAGACGAAAATAAGTATTTAGTGCATGTGTGCCTCGAAGGTCCAGAGGCAGGTGTATATTATAGAGGCAAGGGAGAAATTACAAATAATGAATGTGTAGAAGTTGTGCTGCCGCATTATGTTGAAAAACTTGCCTACAATTTTACCGTACAGGTTACGCCCATTTACGGCAATAAAATGGTGACCTTAAATGCAAGTGAAGTTGAGAATAATATGTTCAAGGTACACGGCGAAAATGCCAAGTTCCATTGGGTTGTATATGGCAGTAGACACGAAGTCAATGTTGAACCAGACAAGGCTGATGTAAACGTTAAGGGAGATGGCCCATATTTGTACATTTAACTCATTGGTCAAACGGCATAAATTTTTCGTTGCAATTATACGGTTGTAATTTGTATCTATATATATTTAAAAACATATATAGGTAATTAAGAATGAATACAATTGTTTCTGCCTTTGTAAGCAATGTTAATTCCAGGTACGAGGATTCGTTGGCACGATACTATAATTTTGGAAAATTGTTATTGCAATCATCTGTTCCAAAGGTCATTTTCGTTGATCAGTTTATGTTTGACCTTATTGGAGACAATTATGACAACACTACCACATTAATAATAAAAATAGATACGCACGATTCATATTTGTACAATTATGTAGACCACCTAACAAATTTTGACGTACATTCAACCAACCACACAAAGGATACAATTGGTTTCATGTTTACTATGTGTAACAAAACAGAATGGGTCAAACAGGCGATTCATTTGAACCATTTTCAAACGGATAATTTTATTTGGATAGACTTTGGCATAAGACATATATTTAAAAATATCTGCTCAGACGAAGAATTCGTTGAAAAGATTAACTGCCTACAATACAGACACTACGACAATATTAGAATTGGTGGGATTTGGGATATAAATTATAAGTATAACATAAACATTTATAAAGATATTGCGTGGTATTTTGCGGGCGGGGTATTTGGGGGAAATAGTGAAACCCTTGTTAGATTTGCCGAGTTAATGAAGGAAAAATGCATTGATATTATAACAAAAAACAATACTATTATGTGGGAAACAAACATATGGTATCTAATTTGGTGTGAAAATAAAGAGCTATTTGATATCTACGGGTGCGATCACAATCCGACCCTTATAGAGCGTTATTAACTATATTTTACGATTGAATCTATATATTTTTTATCGTAAACCCCGATTCGGGTTGTTCTATCCCATGTGCTGTAATTAATAAGCACTCGCTCGTGTTCCACAACAATGCTGAGACAATATTCAATGGGGTCACCTTCAAATTTGAATGGAGCCGAATAACGTTGTAATTTCATATTGGCATCAAAAACCACAATCATGTGATAATAATGACGTGGTTGTTCGTAAGAGACAATGTGCGTAACAAACCATATCTCGTCTTCGGTAATTTGAATCGTTATATTCCCGTTTCTATTCTCTCCGCATGGCTTGGAGTATTTAAATCCGCAGGTAGACCCTCTGATTCGTTTAAATATGCGCGGCATTTCTCTTGTTTCAACCAATGACAGGCTTTTGCCGCCCCCTGCAGTGTCATTCACCTTGCAAATTTTTAATGGCGCCCAATCATATATAACATGAGTGGAATTTTTATAGTCCACATAGACCCAATTTTTTTCGCATGATGCATTGTTAAAATCAGGCGTAATTTCCGTGCCATTTAAGCGTCCTCCTTGATAATCGTAATCACCTACCACTATTCCGATATGATTGTTGTGATGATAGCCGGTTCCAATAAAAATCGGGGTTTGTGTTTCCACATCATAAAACACCCTTACATCTTCAATGCCAATATACCGTCTATTATCAAAGGATAAGTCAAACCATTTTTCATTTATCGGACTAAACTGGCTGTCTAACTCAACATATTTGTTAACGGTTATAATATGTTTATCACAATATAAGTAGTTACCACCATCATTAATATAGTAATTCACATAGCGGATGTTCAGTTTATAACCACTATTGTCTATATTCGGAATTAGACAGCTTGATGAAGAATACATCTTCACTTCTTCGTTATTAATATTTGTTGTAACCGTGTTATCTACCGTAAATTTTGAGCTTGCAGTTAAAACATCTTTGTAAAACTTCAGGTTTCTCATCATGTTATTTACTTCCGAATCATTGTTGGAATTATTCAATACCTCTACGACCTCAAAGTTGATATTTTTTACACCGGCATACGCGGCAAACACGGTATATTCATAGTAAATTTTGCTTGTATACACGTCGTTATGTAAAAATAGGTAACCATTTCTGTCCTTTTTCGCGTCTAATATCTTTCTGGCCTCCTTATAAATCATATTTCCAAGGGTGTGTTTAGAAGTCATTCTATAGTGGTGAATTATTTCATATAATCCCTCCATTCGATCCGGATAAACATTATACCCTTCCAACCAATAATGTATTGCATCCGCCATTTTACCCATGTTTCTATAGCAAAGACCGATTCTATAATGGCTATACCACACTTCTTCTATCCATCCGCCAAATGCGATACGCTTTTTATAAACGTCGATTGCCTCCCCGAATCGCCCGGAGTCGTGATAACTATTCGCCAAATAAAAATAATACCTGACATTATTCGGTTCTTCTTTTATTCCGTCCAATAGCAACCGAATATCGCGTTCAAATTTATCGTGCTTAGAGCCACCATCTCCATGATCTCTTATGAATATAGTGTTCCTATCAAAACTGATATGTCGGTTACCTTGTGGAGTATCAATGTATTCATGTGTTACTCCAACATATTTATATAATCCATTATTCCGAACAATTCTTGTATTTTGATAGTAGAAGGAGTCGTTCCCTTGAAGAATATAATAACTATCGTGGGTATTTAGCATGTGCTTATTAAATGTATTCACCTCAAGTACCATATCGGCATCCATCAATAATATAAAATCTGACATGCCAACGCATGCCTGCATAGCAAAATTTCTATTATGACAAAAATTTTTGAAGGGTTCTGATACCACCTTACCAGGTATATTTCTTTTGTTAAAATACTCAGAGATTAGTTCAACGGTATTGTCGGTAGAACCTGTATCGCATATACAGTAGCAATCAATAACTGAAATAACCGAATCAAACAACCTGGTAATTATTTTACTTTCATTCTTAACAATCATATTTAAACACAGTGTTGCAGGTTTGGTTGCATTAGAAACAAGCTCCATGAATACTATAAAATGTAATATTTATATTGTTAAATAATCAAATAATTAAATAATTATATATTAATAATATAATAATGGCGAATACGCGATTTAAATATGACGACTGTAGAACAAAAAAGGCCCTACAACAATCAACTGACCCCGGGAGATGGATTTTAAATGTTCCTGGCAACGGGGCGAACCCTTGTTATATGGAGGATCCACAAATTATCATACAAAAATGGGGTGGAAATTTGAGGACGAACACCATTAATTTAGAGGGTGATCTCAGAGGAGTAAATAGACATTTAAGCAGAGATTGTTTAGGAAAAGACGAATATACAAAGTATAATGTTCCGAACCAGGCTATCAAGTATCCTACATGCAATAATTTATTTACCGAGCAGTCTCGAGCGACTAATCCAGCGTGGTGGTATCGCGATTTGGAGCAAGTTGACTGGCAATATCCGCCGTTGAACCCACAAGCAAATACATGTATGCCTTTCCAGGCAAATTTAAACACGCGAATTTTAGAAAAGGATTATTTTACCCCAAAGAGAGATTGTGTCGTCACCGAAACTAAAAATTACCTGCCAACAAGCTTCAATTTGATTCGCGGTGGGTATGTAGGAGGACCTGTAACATGTCAGCAAACAAACGCATGTGCCTCGGGCAAGTAAATCTGCAGCTGGTCCGGGTTTAGGTTTTAGGTTTTAGATTATTATGAATAAATTATAATACTCTATATAAAATATAATACTCTATATATATAAATATGGAAATAGCAATCCCCTTAATAGCATTAGGTGGCATGTATGTTGTGTCAAATCAATCAAATGAAGATAGTACTAAAAAACAAATAAGGCAAACCAAAAAGGAGAATTTTACCAATATGGGAATTAGAAGCAATTTAGGTGTAAGAACTGATAATTATCTGCCCAACACAAACATTCCTCCGCAAAATTTCCCGGTGTCAAATATAAACCAGTTGGTCGATACCGTTCAAGAGTATCCCAACCCAAATGCCGCAACAGATAAATATTTCAATCAAAATTTATACGAACAGCGAGTCCGAAATAATATTCCCGTCGGAAATACCCCACAGGAGGTTTACTCGTTGTCAGGCAATTACTTGAACTCTCAACAGTTCAAACACAATAATATGGTTCCGTTTAATGGTGGAAAGGTAAAGGGTCGTACTTACGACGTGAATATTACGGAAACGGTTCTTGATAATATGATAGGGTCTGGTTCTCAAGTAATCAAGAAAATAGAGCAAGCACCTTTGTTCAAACCCGAAAGCAATATGCAATGGGCATATGGCATGCCAAACCAGAGCGATTTTTACCAGTCGCGCGTGAACCCAGCAATGAAAAACAACAACGTGAAGCCATTTGACTCTGTTACTGTTGGTCCCGGCCTTGATCAGGGGTATGGAATTAGCGGAAGCAACGGATATAACTCAGGCATGGAGGCCCGCGACAAGTGGTTGCCTAAAACAGTGGACGAGTTAAGAGTGGACACAAATCCTAAGCTTGAGTATGAATTGATTAACCATGAAGGCCCTGCAAACTCATATATCAAAACAGCACCTACGAGTCAGATGATTGGGCGGGTTGAGAAGCAACGACCTGACACCTTCTTTATCAACACGCAAGACCGATGGCTAACAACCACCGGCGCAGAGAAGGGCGAAACCCTGAGACCTATTCAGGAAATGGGTGTTATTAGACGTAATGACATTAAAACCGAGTACATGGGACCCGCTGGTGCTACCGATGTTAAGGCTACAACCGCGCCTGTGAATTTTGAACCATCAAAGAGACACGAGGTTGTGGCAGGCGGCGTAAATCACTCCAGAGCAGTAGGTCATGGCCCTCATACAGACGGGGAGGCTTTTTTGCGCAGCCACACGAATTATGAAAATAACAGAAGCACTGTCAAGCAACCCGAGACATTGAGGAGCGGATTTAGCGGCGCAATTGGTGCCGTTATAGCTCCGTTGCTTGATATTTTAAAGCCGACGCGCAAGGATGAAACCATCAATAACGTTCGCATTTATGGCGAGGGCGCGGCATCCATCTCCAAGGGATACGTATACAACCCACAGGATGCAACTGCTACCACAATCAAGGAGACCACATTATATTCCCCATCGTTTAACATTAGCAATCAAAAGGAAGGTATATATGTTAATAACGCAATGCCCGGAGCGCCAACACAGAGAGACACCACCAGCTGTGAATATTACACCGCGGCCGGAGGTTATGCAACCGGATACGGCGACCGGAGTTATGATGCAGCATATAGACAGCACAATAATGACATTAAATCTTCAACCATTGCAAATAGACCAAACCAAGGAGGAACTCATTTGTTTAATCAACAGATGCATTTGACTACCCTCAAGAGCGACTCTGACCGATTGGATGGAAGGGTCAACCCGGCATTTTCCAGTTTAACCGGTCTTCCCCCGTCAGTGCAAACCTATGGCGCCATTAGAGCCCCGCAATACTATAATGAATGTGCCTCGTGCGAGCGCATACAGCCCGATATATTAACCGCATTCAAGAATAACCCGTACACACATTCGCTAACCAGCTCAGTTTAAATGCGTGGCACGCACGTGGGTTGCAATAAAAATAAGAGTATTTTATTATTTACGTACTAATAAAATATAAAAACACGTTGTAAACTATAATAAACTAATGTCCCTACAAATCCATCAATCAATCAAAAACAAATTACATTACTTTCACGAAATACACAAAACGCCCAATATATTATTTCACGGCCCGTCTGGAAGTGGGAAGCGAACAATTGTCAGTGATTTTATTAACAAGGTCTACGACAATGATAGAGAGAAAATAAA